AATAAAGAAGCTAACGTGTAACGTCTGTAATAAGTAATACAAGAACCTAACTTCTGTGGGTCTGATATTTGTGGTAATTCTAAAATAGATACAGCTACTTGTTCTGAATCAATACAAGTGATTTTAGTTTCAACCGTATTACCTAACAAGGGTTGTGTTAAAAGAAGCCTGTTCTTTTCTAGTAATTTGTCTAGTTGTTTAATTAGTGAATTGATGTCAAAATATTTCGACTTGTAAAATGGGTTACTAGCATCCTTGCTAATTGCACCAATTTCTTTTCGTAAATTAAATAGCTTCTGACTTAGTGTTAATTGTTTGCTCATATTAATTGTTTTAATTTATGTAAAGATACACTTTTTTTTTATAAAAGCAAAAGGTGGACATAAATCCACCCTTCACAAAACAAACAATTAAAAAGAATATAAAGAAATGTTTAGGAAAGTCTTTTAAGTTGCGTAGAGTAAAAGTCAATCATTTCCTGTAATTCTACATTTGTAAATTTAGTGATTTCTCTACTCTTTTGATACAATTCATCTGATAAGTTACTACCAAGATATAAACTATATTTGTATTGTTCCCCTGCCCTATATACATTACAAGCTACGCATTGAGGTTTTACGTTACGCTCATCCCACCTTGTGCTATAATGTTTCCTAGAAATAAAGTGTCCTGCTTGTATGCCTCCTGTTTTCCAATGTCCCTGTTTACCACAAGTAACACAAGTGCAAAAACCTCTACTATCAGCATTGCTTAACCTTACCCATTGACTAAAAACAACATCTAATTTTTTTACTAGTTTACTTCTTGTTGGTTTCTTAGCTGTTTTAGGCATAGTCTTTTTTTTAATCATCTAAACAATCTAGTAACATACTACCAGATACTTCATCAATACCTTTTATTTGCTTGTAAATGTGTTTACTGTTTTTTTTTACTTCTTGCTTTTCTTTCTTTAAAGAATCAATACCTAAATTAGTGTACATCTCACAATCAAGTTTTAATAAAGCATCTGTTCTTTGTTTAATGCTTAGTTGGAAGTCTGTTGCTATTTTTTCTGCTAGTTGTTTAATGTCTTTCATATAGTGTAATTTACATATTATTAGCCTCCACCCACCAAAGGTCGGACATTTTTTTTAAAAAGTCAATAGAAATAATTATTTTTTTTTACTTATGGTTCTTGTTACCCATAACTTTTTCGTAAGACCTACCTCCGAAGTACCCTGCAAAAACTACAAATAGAAGTTCTTTAACGATTGACAAACCGTCTATTTGCATATACCAACCTACAACAAAAGATACCGTTAAAAAGATTAATGTAAGGGGTCTAACGTTTTGTGGTAACCAAGACTGTGAACGTGAATCAGCCACCCATCTTCTAGTAATGCCATCAAACTCGTGTATTTCTTGCTCTAGTTTTTTAAGTGCAATCTGTTTATCTTCATCTGTAAGCTCACTACCACCAATAAGAGCGCGTACGACACCACCAACGGGGCTATCATCAGCAAGACTGCTAACAACTGAAGGAATCTTATTAAGTAAGAATTGACCAACCTTAGTATCTTTGAATTTTTTTTTACCACTCATTTAATGTACTTCCTGCTGTGTTAGTAAAGCCAGACAGATGGGTTCTTGTCAGGGTCATTGTCTGCGTGGATAAAAGTTTTGGCGATTCCAATTCTTCTAAACCCTGCTTCAATAAGGGCATTAAGTATAATCTCCCTTGCTGCTCCACTTGTACAAGAAATATCTGCTGCATATCCAAACAAGTGTGAACTACCTTTGCTTTTAAGTCCTGCTTGTACCCCACCAACATAGGCGTTATGTGATGGCGTTCTAAATCCACTTGTGATTTTAAAAGGTATACCTGCCCATCCTCTTGCATCGTCGAGCATTTCCAAAAAAGTAGCATCCATATTAGACCCACTACCAACCTCATCAGGCGAATCAAATTCACTAAGTTTAAAGTATTTCATATTATTTATTTAATATTGATTTAAACGCTTCGCTTCCTGCGTTAATAATTTCCTTCTGTAAAGTTATCATCTGTGCCTCGTAAGCATCTTTTTGTTCTACTAAGCTATCTATATGCTTCTGTTGGCTTTCTACCTTACTTTGTAATTGATTTACTTCGTCAGGGTTGCGCCCTATGATAGCATAGATAACAACTGATAAACTTCCTACAATCATCCCCACGATAGACACAATAATATCCTTGTTTTCTCTAGGAATAGAATTATTAGCTAAATATAACAATAATAAAATTACTAGAACAAAAATTCCTGCTGCTCCTGAATAGTGTATTAAGTCTTTCTTTTTCATTTTATCTGTTTATAGATTTTAGTTATGGTATAGATTATGGTTAAAATTAAAACGACCGTTTGTAGTTGCGCATTTATATTAGGCAAACTACTAAATACTACTGCTGCTATGTTCAATCCGTATATTCTTAAATCTTGTATCATTGTCCCTCGTTATATATAGTATCAATTTAATATCCGTAATTTGCTTTATCTTCATCAAAAATAGCTGTTATTTCTGTTGATGTTAAAACTTTATCATAAACCTTAAATTCAGAAACTTTACCATCTAAATTACCGCTATTATCGTTTCTTCTACCTAAGAAAATTGAACCAGTTAAATGTTGATTACTCGTATAGTGAGACCACGTTGTATTTGTACCTACTAAAGAACCATTTAAATATATTTTTACATCTTGATTTGACCAATCAATTACCCCCATAATATGATACCAAGTGTTAGCACTAAGACTAGAATTTGATAGAGCTATTGCAACAGCAGAGCCAGTTCTTCTATAAAAAATATATCTCAAATTATTACCACTACCTTCTAAAACCTGAAGTTCATAATTAGTGTTAGTCCCTTTAGACCAGAATGTCCCCACGTTTGTGTTGTCTTTTCTAAACCATCCTCCCATAGTGCTATCGTTACCATTAGGAGTGATTTGAGTTGTTAAACCATTAATTTCAACACCACTATTAGAAGCTCCAGTTACATCAAAGTACCCTGCAGGATTCCAAGTTGCTCCGCTTATAGTTCCATCGTTACTATTACCACTAATGTCCGTCCAAGTAGTTCCGCTCCCACCATAAGAAGTAGAATCGTTAGCGTCTAAATAAAGTACTAAGCCTTCTTCCCCTGCAGTTGATGGCACTTCTGTATCTATAAGTCTTTCGTTAATCGCCATATAAGGGATTTAAAATTTAATATCGTACTTCAATATAGAATCCTTTGTAGTAAGTGCGTTTATTTCGCCCTCTTTAGTTGTTACAATCGTTCTTATACCGCTTCTTTCCGTTACTACGTCAGAAGGGATAGCAGTGCCGTTTTCAGCCTTTCTAATAGCGTACCAGTCTGTTGTAGCTAGTTTATCATAGGCTACTTTTTTAAGTTCGCTTATACGCTCTGTTTTAAGTTGCGCTACCGTTTCGCTAATTACCTTAGTCTTTACATCGTAAATAAAAACTTCTCTAATAATATCACTACCATCAACATCAGTATCTGCATAAGCGTTGTCAAAGTGTAGGTTATATATTACCTCTGTTATAGAATCATAATCTGGCACAACAACGTCAAAGAATCCGTACTCTTCTAGTTTTTCTGTAGGTAAGTTTCTACCACCACCTAAAACTAATTTTGTACTTGCTTTAAAACTGTTTGGGATAGTACTGTACTTTACAATCTTTCCGTTTTCTATTCTTGCTTTCATTATACCGCTACTTGTGAAATTGTTAAAATAAAGCTATTTACCGCAATGCATTGAACTTGAATGTAGTTTACCGCTCCCGATGTTGCTGAATAATCTCCGTTTAGTTTTACAACTGTATTTGATGTGGTATCAAATGTCAAAGATGAAGTCCCCCCCGAATCTGTTACGATTATAGTTTTTACTTGCCCTATTTCAGCGCTTGTAAAGTTTAAATCCATTGCGATAGCCGACGTGGTAGTAAATACCGCTGCCGTACTAAAGTTAATGTCTAAATCGGTTGCTGCTGTTAATGGGCTAGAAGTAGTAAACTCTGCTCCTAGTTCTGCTTGTCCAACAATGTCATCATTCAGCATTGCGTTAGTAACAAAGTTGTTACCGTACACCTCATCAAAGTTGTCATTTAGTTTGTTAAATGCAGTTCTTAACGGGTCTCCTGTACCGTCGTTAGCTGCTGTTCCTAAATTTACTGTCTGTTTAGCCATATTGTTTTAACTAAAGTTATGTCCTGCAAATGTATGTACTCCATTACCTTCTACTTCTATTTCTTTAGATGCCCAACCATAAGGGGAAGATTCTAAGTCATTCCAAAGTACGTCTACTGAATATTTAGTACTACGCTCTCCTGCTGTTAGTTCCTCACCTTCTTCATCGTATGTAGGCTCTGTGGTGTACAGATACCCTAATTTAACGATAGTATGCTTGTGGTTTGGTACGTTATTACCATCTTCGTCTTGAACGTGCGGCAGAGCGTCTATTTTAGACTGTGCCTTTGCTTCTGTGTCAAATTCGTATTTTTTAAATAAAGTTGCCATAATTTACTTCTGTTATTTATATAGGTGTAATTGTTACACTTGTGTTAATGCGATTAATTCTTGGTCTGTTAATTCGGTGTTGTAAAGTTTTATTTCTTTGATACTCATTCCAAGAGCATCATTTTTAATTGTTTCTAAATTAGCATTTAAACCACTTCCACTTGATAGTAAAACACCATTTTTGTAAAATTTGTAAGAACCAATAGATGTTACTGATAAGGCAAATTTATTAAACCCAATAGTGTTTGCAGCTGTGTAAAGGTTAGTTCCAATATTTATTGAATTACCAATTCTAAAAATGTAAGATATGGGTGTTTCTTGTCTAAACTGACATTGATTGTATTCAGTTAAACTCAATGTTTCGTGTTCTAAATACAATGTATAATCTCCACTATAATCAACATTTAAGTTTTCATTACTACAACTATCAGCCAACCTCGTTACTGCACTTCCTTCTGTTGGTATGTAAGATGTAGCGTAGCTTCCGAGTTCATATTGAGCTCCAAATATTTCTATATTTCTACCCAAATCATCTCTGTCTGGATAAATTAAAAACCTATTAAATGAAGCA